TAATACTATAGAGGGGGTTTTACTTCCTTTTGATTCTCAAGAATTCAAAGATTCTTGGATCATGTGGAAACAAGAACGCAAAGAGCAAAAAAAGAAACCGTATACTTTGCGCGGAGAACAAGCACAATTACACAGACTACAAAAACTATCAGACAATGACCAACGAACAGCAATCGACATCATCACCTACAGTATCGCACAAGGATACCAAGGACTATTTGCAGAAAGAGGAGCAGGAGCTCCAAAGAAAGGAATACTCACGAGCCAAAGCGACCGAGATAAGCTTGAGGAGTATATCCGAACCGGGTCTATTCAAAGCCAATAACGAGCAAGCGTGGACAGAGGGAACGAATATCAGAACAGCACTCAGAATCCAACCCGAAGCAACACGCGGGGCGGTGATATCTATGGTGAAAAGCGTGTGTGATTTCGTAGAAGCAAAGAAGACTCTCCAAACGCTTACAGATTACGCGCTTTGTGCAGAGACAATCTTCGATTTATTCCCTACATTGAAGCTTGAAGAGTTCCGGCTCATTTGCGACCGTATGAAGACGGGCTATTATGGCAAGTATTACGAGCGTCTCAAGATTCAGGAGTTCCGAGAGTGTATCATTAAGCATGAAGAAGAACGCGCCCCCATACTGGAGAGAATCAATAGCCACATCACACGCGGCAGCGATTCCGACCGTGTCGCGTTTGAACCGCAATCGATGGCAGACCTCCGAAGGAAGCGCGACCCACTACACATACCCGGATTAAATGAGCCTAAGCAAAGCAAAGAAGAAACTTGACACGGTATTCTCGCAGTTCATCCGTTTACGTGGATGCAATGACGAAGGATGGGGGAACTGCTTCACTTGTGATCGCTTAAAATTTTGGAAAGAGGTCGACTGCGGCCACTTTATCACACGGGCGAAGATGTCCACGCGATGGATGGAAACTAATTGCCAATTCCAATGCAAGCAATGCAACATGAACGGAGGGCAGCAGTACGTATTCTCGAAGAAGCTCGACGAGTTTCACGGAGAAGGAACAGCAGAAGCCATCCTGATAGCAAGCAACCAGATGCGCAAGTTTTCCGTCCATGAGTTAGAAGAGATGTATCAATACTATAAAGAAAAAGTCGATGAGATTAAAGAGTCGCGGGGCATGGGATGAGTTCCTCACACGGAACTACTCAAAACTCTTATTCACCGCCCGTAAATGGACGGCTGAACCGCGCGACCTTGTACATCACACGTATCTCCGATGTATAGACAAACGCTTCCCAAGCGATGAAGATGAAAACCCACTAGGGTATTTTATTAAAGCTATGTACAACGAAGCCACACGAGGACAATTCAAAACGATATATCAGATAATAGATGCTATCCCCGAAGAAAAAGAAACAGAAAGCGATTGGACGAAAGCCATCCAAAGAGAACAAATGCAGCTTATCCTCGACCGCCTCAGTTGGTTCGACAGAACAGTCTTCGGACTATATCTGCAAGGATGGAACATGGCTGACCTATCTCGACGGACTGGGATTGGAGAGTCAGTTCTTTATCGCTCAATACACGAGTCTAAAAAAATCCTGAAAGATGTTCTTCGTCACCGGACAAAAGAGGAATGATCGCCTCGCTATCTGCAAGAGCTGCGAACACTTCGTTCAATCGACGAAGTCATGCGGGCCATTGCTAACGGAAGCCTTCACAGACTCCAAACTCTGCGGATGCCATATGCCGACAAAGACACGGCTCAAAGTAGCCTCGTGCGAACTCGGTAAATGGGAGGCCGAAATAACAGCCGAGGATATCGACGAGATCCAAACCTTCCTAAAAACAGAAAACCAATTCAGAACCAACGGCCAATTGGCGAAACTATACGCCAAAGCAACCGGAACAAACCAAAAGCCATCGAGCTGCTCTTCATGTAATAGAAGGATGCTCGAGGAACTTCAAAAACTAGTAAACGATGCCAATAGGTAAACCCAACGGAAAAGAGAACCAGTATCAATTCATGAATCGATGCATGACGAGCGTAGTCGGAAACAGAGATTTTCCCAACGAAAAACAACGCTGCGCGGTATGTGCTAAAATGTGGGCTGATTATATCACAACGAAAGAGCAATGAGCTACACCCAAGCAGAACGGAAAGAGATAGCGGACAACATCCGTGAGTTCTTAAAGCAAGAAAAGAAGGAGGAGTTCTTCATGATGAAAAGAGGCAGAGAAGAACACCTTGTCAAGCGTGAAAACAATTTAACTTGGTACGATCGCGACCGTCTAGAGAATGTCGCACGAGATGTAGAAGGACGGATAACACATTTTGAAGGATGAAAGTTCTTGAATTATTTGCGGGCAGCCGAAGCATCAGTAAAGCGGCAATAGCTCAAGGACATGAGACTTTTAGCCTTGATTTAAATCCATTTGAAGGAATCGACTACGTTTGTGATATTCTGATGCTTGACATAAATCAAATACCGTGGCAACCTGATATGATTTGGGCATCGCCCCCGTGTACTGGTTTTTCAGTTGCGGCAATCGGACATCATTGGACAGGTGGAAAGAACGCATATATTCCAAAAACAGACACAGCAAAACTAGGAATGCAACTTCTTAGAGAGACGCTTCACGTCATTGATTGGTTTCAGCCGAAGGTCTGGTTTATTGAGAACCCACGAGGGCTAATGAGAAAGATGCCGGAACTTGAAGGATATAACCGACATACTGTTACATATTGCCAGTACGGTGACACCCGTATGAAGCCGACAGATATTTGGACAAACTCTAAAACATGGCAACCGAGAGCGATGTGCAAGAACGGATCTCCTTGTCACGAAGCAGCTCCAAGAGGAAGCAAAACAGGAACGCAAGGACTCAAGGGAAACTTCGAAAGAAGTAAAATCCCGGAAGACCTTTGTTCTGAGATTATAAACACCGCATCTTTATCCATATGAGAGCAGCACGCAAAGCACTACTACACGCAAAGAATTTCATCCTGATAACTGATAACTCGCAGGTTCTGCGTCTCCATGCCGGAGATGATCCCGCGACGCTTCTACTCACAATGGCCGTACATAATGAAGAATTCCGATACCTCCTTGAAGCCGTCCTCAACCAAGCTAATGAAACTCTCGACGCTGAAAGCGAATCCGACGAACCCTCGGATAATTAAAGACGAGAAATTCCAAAAGCTCGTGAAGAGCATTGAGGAGTTTCCGGAGATGCTCGAAGCCCGTCCTATCGTCGTCAATCCAGAGATGGTTGTGATCGGTGGGAATATGAGATTCAAAGCGTGTAAAGCCGCAGGACTAAAAGAAGCACCCGTCTACATGGCAACATGGGGAGAGACGAAAGACAGAGAGTTCATCATCAAGGACAACGTAAGCTCAGGAGAGAACGATTTTGATGCCTTAGCAAACGAATGGGATGCAACAGAGCTGAACGAGTGGGGTCTTGATGTATGGAACCCCGAAGAGGAGAAAGAAGAAACGGAAGAGAAAGTGAAATGTGAATTATGCGGTAAGTAATGGAAGCAGTTAAAACCAACACATCCAACACTAAAAAAGAGGAGATGCTTGACGCTCTGGAAAGGTCGCTTGGTATTGTATCCACAGCGGCGAAGATGGTGTCGATAGACCGTTCTACTCACTACGCTTGGATGAAGGCTGACACGGACTACAAGAAAGCCGTGGAGTCTATTCAAGACAGCGTCCTCGACTTCGCAGAATCCCACCTCTATAAGCTCGTGAAGGAAGGCAACCCCGCAGCGACTATCTTCTTCTTGAAGACCAAAGGCAAGAAGCGAGGGTATATAGAACGGCAAGAGATAGAGATACAAGAGAAGAAGCCCCTCTCATGGTTAGATGAGTAAACTAGCTGCAACATATTACCACGTTCGGAAATCAAAGGCACGTATCCAGGTCCATCAAGGCGGAAGTCGTAGCGGAAAGACTTTCAGTATCCTCACGGCTCTCATAGAGCTTTGCCATAAGAACACCGGACTGGTCATCACTATATGCCGAAAGACATATCCTGCTCTTCGTGCTACCTCGATGCGGGACTTTTTCGAGATACTCAACAAAGAAGGAGCGTACAACGTAGAGCTTCACAACAAGAGCGAAGGCACGTATCAACTATGGGGCAACCTCGTGGAGTTTATATCGGTAGACCAACCGCAAAAGGTCAGAGGACGGAAGCGGGAGATACTCTTCATAAACGAAGCCAACGAACTCAGCCTCGAAGATTGGAGGCAACTCCTCCTCAGAACTACGGGGAGGGTTTTAATCGATTACAACCCCTCGGACGAAAATCATTGGATTTATGAGCAAGTCATCCCACGAGAAGACGCGGACTTCTTTCAAACAACGTACAAGGACAACCCCTTCCTTCCGGAAAGTGTGGTCATGGAGATCGAACGATTTAAAGACGTGGATGAGAACTTCTGGAGAGTCTACGGACTTGGAGAAAGAGGGGCATCACAAGCGACCATCTTCACCCATTGGAAAGAAATAGACCAGATACCAAATGAATACAAACTCCTCAACATCGGGCTTGACTTCGGATACACGAACGACCCTACAGCAGTTGTCAGAATCTACACCGACGGACACGGATTTGCCGTTGACGAAATCTGCTACGCGACAAGACTCACTAATTCAGATATCGCTAAAATGCTCCGAGATAACGGAGTCGATAGAACGGATGTTGTCATCTGTGACAGCGCAGAACCCAAGAGCATCGACGAGATACACTCTCACGGATTCAACACTCACGGAGCAAGGAAAGGACGTGACTCGATTAGAAGCGGAATCTCATTCCTACACTCTCGCCCGCTTGCGGTCACTTCTCGGAGTGTCAACCTCATCAGAGAGCTACGCAACTACAAGTGGAAAGAAGACAAGAACGGAAAGCAACTAAATGAACCCGTCGACTCTTTCAACCACGCAATAGACGCGATGAGGTACGGGATCACATGGAATCAAACGAACCCCAACTTCGGCTCGTATGCTATCGGGTAAGGAAATCAACAAGAACAAGTTAATAAGACATGGAACTCAAGCTCCCTCATAGATGGTCTGACCTCTCACTCGGTGAACTCCAAGTGATGATGACCTCAGAGAATCCCCTTGAACGGGTATCCGCTTGCTCCGGTAAGTCTATCGAACAACTACGGAAGATGCCTCAGAAGCTCTTAGAAGCCGCAGGAGAGCATATCGACAACCTACTCACCCAAGAGACTGCACGATTCGAGAAAGTCCTTGAAATGGACGGAAAGCGATTGGGCTTTATTCCCGATTGGGACGCATTTACAGCGGGGGAATGGATAGACCTTGAAACCTACCTCGAAGACTTTTGGAAGAACGCTCACAAAGTCATGGCAATTCTCTACCGTGAGGTGACCTATGAGCTTGGAGAGAGCTACGAGATAAAGAAGTACACAGCCAAAGAAGACGCTTCTGTATTTGAGGAGATGCCTGCGGACTTAGTATCGGGAACGCTGCTTTTTTTTTGGACTACCAGAAACGAAC